CAAGTTGTTACATCTATTCAAGATATTAAACAATTCTTGAAGAGACCAGTTTTATTGAGGTCTGGAACTTGGACAACAAGTACATCTGGCACGTTCATAGCAGTTGATATGCCGTTTGAGGCTCTTAATAACACTATTTATACACCTAAAGTTCAAGGTTTTCTTAACTTTAGAGCCACTGCTGTTATGACATTACAAGTGAATGCTAATCGATTTTGTCAAGGTAGATTGATTATGCATTTCTTGCCTCAAGCACAGGTTCCGGGTTCATTTCCTAGTAATAGGAATGCACACCTTGTTTTAAAGACGCAACAGCCAAACGTGCAATTAGATGCGAATACTGAGTCTGAAGCTCAGTTGGTGATCCCGTATATGAGCCCCAAACTCTACTATGATCTAAATACGGGTGATGGAGAGATGGGAGCTGTTTACGTATCTGTATATTCACCTCTTGCTTATGGTGTAGGTGGGGCTAATGCAGATTATTCTCTCTGGGTTCATTTTGAGGATGTTGAATTAGAAATACCTACGTTGCCTACTAGTTTTCTTACTCAGTCTCTTATCAAAGGTAAGAAGAAAAGTAAGAGTAAGGATAAAGATGTAACAGACGTTGAGAATGAACAAGGCCCTGTAGCTAATATGTCTCGTGTTATAGGTGATACTGCAGGGACTATAGCTTCATTACATATTCCTGTTGTTTCAGATATAGCAGGTACGGTTTCATGGGTTAGTGATGCTGTTAACTCAGTGGCATCTTTCTTCGGATTTAGTAATCCTCGTTCTGAGATGACTATGGAACCATATAAGAAGAGTGTTTTCACACATCATCAGCACTCTGATGTTGGAACACATGATGAAATTCTATCTTATTCTGTTAGGAATAAGTTGGAGAAATTACCAGGATTGGGTCCTACAGACTTAGATGAAGCTACCTTTGCTTACATTTTAAGCAAAAATGTTTACTTTGATAAGTTTACGTGGGCTGCGACCGATGTATATAATGATACTTTATTTGATGTCGATATCACTAACAGTTCATTTCTTCAGACAGCTAGTATCACAGATGGAGTGAGCACCTGGAGAGTTGCTTATTACACCCCTGTCGGATTTTTCATGAATTATTTTAGGTATCATAGAGGGTCCGTTAAATTGACACTTAAGTTTGTTAAGACTGAATTTCATACTGGAAGAGTTGTGTGTAGTTATTTGCCGCATCCTAATGGTGCAGCACCTGGAACACTTGCAGTAAATGATACTAACTACTTGTTAAGGGAGATTGTAGATTTGAGAGAGTCTAATGAAGTTAGTTTCATCTTACCATACACACATAATAATCCATGGATTGATGGTGATGATCTTTTAGGGTCTTTTTATGTACACGTACTCAATCCTTTAGTCGCACCTGATGGTGCTTCATCCAGTATAGATGTTCTCGTTGAAATTAGTGCTGGGCCCGATTTTGAGGTTGCTGGTTTTAGTGCGCCTTTGACGGAATATAAATTTACTCCCGTGGTTTCAGACAATACTGCTTTTGCAACACAAAGTGGATTACCGCAACAAACCAAACTCAATGATAAGGATAATGTTATTGGTAATGCTTCATTACCAGTAACAAATTATGCTCCTGATAAATATGTCATGGGCGAGAAACTTGTATCTGTCTATAATGTTATTAAGTGAGCTCAATATATGAAAGAGTACGCAGTTGTTGTTAGTAACTTTCATAGTTGTAGTCCTTTTGAGATTGGATCTATGGGCCGTGGAATTTCAGCATCTGCTTTTAGTATTTCAAGTGGTACGGGAGATCCTTTATCATTGTTTTCTTCCTTTTATGCATATAACAGGGGTTCTTGTGGTTATAGGGTTATGCCCGGTATTGAGAATTCTAATAGGTCAATATTTAGATCTTTTATGTATCAAGTTGTTAATAATGCTGTTTTCAACAATACAAATTTAATTATCCCTACGCACAGTAGTGTCATTGCGCAGGATACCACTACAGATGCAGGCGCATGTGTGTCTTTAGCACCATATATGGAGTTATCTGCGAGGTTGGCTCGGTTGAATACTGCTGATAGGAACAATTATGCTACCTATGCTCCGCCTATAGATGAATACAGTAGTCCTTATGGGATTGGTGTACTGTCATCGTTATCAACATC